CTACACGACGAGGTTGACCTGTCTGAAAGGCCCCGGCCCGAAACTTGACGACAGCTGGGCGACCGACAGCTGGAACGGCCCGGCAACCATGTCAGCTGCCCGCATCGCGGCAGTATAGGTGAAGGACGGCTGACTGACCGAATATTCTGCCATGGTGGTCGTCCCTTGCAGAACCCGCACCAGATAGCCTTCGGTCTCCTCGCCCAGGGGCACTTCCGAGGATTGCCAACTGTCACCGTCGATCCGCGTCCTGCGTTTCCACGTCAAGGTCACGTCACCGGCAAGGACCGTCGGGCGGAGATGGGCCACCGGATAGGGCCGCAACCCGATCCCGTCGAAGGCCTCGACCCGCAGGACGGTGTTGACATCATCGTAGCCGCGCGATGCCGCGCCCACGCGATAGTAGCGGGCAAGCCCGCGGGCAGAAGCGGCAAGGTCAAGCTGCGAAAGGGCAAGGTCCAGCAGGACCACCGTACTTCCTGCGGGCCAGACAGACGGCATCACGCCGTCCGTGCCAAGCTGCCCACGCAGCCTTTCGGACAACTCATAAGTATCCGGCGCGACGAGCTGTGCCGTTCGGAACTGGAAAACTTCCCAGTTGGCGCCGCTGCCATCGCCGATGGCCATTGCATTGGCACCATTCAGCACCGACACCGCACTGGCAGACGTCAACTCTCCTCCGACAAGCCTGACCCGGAGCGGCGGCCCTCGGTCCCAGAGCCCAGGCCTGTGTGCTGTCATCGGTGACTCGGTGACGCCAATCACGGCCGAGGCTGCGACAAGCCGGTTGATCTCATACCCTGCATCTTCCGCAGACGACCAGATGGCCACCGTGCCGGGCCAGGGTTGCGCGGCCACGGCGACATGCGGCGCATGGGGGACCTCGGTTCCCGTCAGAAGCGGAAGATCCAGGAACACCGGAACAACCGGGACCGGCGCCGAGAACGCGCGAACCGAGATCGTCTCGTCGATGCGGTCCGAGGGCAGATAGACGCCCGGTTCGACCCGAACGGCTTCCAGTATCTGGCCCTCGGCCTGCTCGACACGGTCCACCCGGAAACGCCGACCGTCATAGCCGACGACGTCACCGGCCCCGATGGAAAGCCGAGACTTCGGCAAGGAGAACCTGATCGTGTCACGGGCGACGCGCGCTTCGGCCAACCAGCGCTCGACAGCCGTCAGCCCTTCGATGCGCGTCAGGGCCAGTGGCAAGTCAGTCTGCGATACGGTAAGTGCCTCTTCATCCGGGAACCGGGTTTCGACTGCGCGGACCTCGTAACTCGACTGGGCATCGACAAAACCCAGGCGGATCGTGCCGGCCGTTTCGGACTCGGCCAGGCGCGTCGCTTCGATGCTGCCGTCGATGTCAGGCGACAGGGCAAGGTCATCCGGGCCAAGGCTGGCCTGAAGCCGTGCATCCCTGGTCCGGAAGACAATTTTCCCCTCCCGTTCGAAGGCATCAAAGCCGAAGGCCAGCATCAATGGCTGCAGACTGGAGCGGGCAGTTGCCAGATCGGCCTGCTGGTAGCCCCGGACCAGTCCGAACAGGGATTGCACATCGATCTGGTCTGCGCCGGATCGGTGACAGATTTCGCTCACGACGGACGCCAGCGGCTGGTTCGAGGCCCGACCATTCAGCCAATGACCGCGCGCGTAATTGTCTCCGTCATTCCAGATGTCGGACTGCCCGGGGAATTCCGGGAAAGGCCGCGCATCCCAGGCCCAGGCATAGGCATGACTCGTGTCGACCATTTGCCCAGCATAGACTGGCGAGACCGGGTTGTTTTCGGCCTTTGACCAGAAAGACGCCATCGCCAACAGATACTGCATCTGGATGAGATCGTCCCGCCGACCGTTCGACCAGGCAGGCAGACCGGATTCCGAAGACTTCACGTCCACGAACTTGTTCGGCTGGTTGGTGCCCTTGTCCACCGCAGCACAGCCATATTCGGTGAAACGGATCGGTTTGGACGCAGGACTCCAGGCCGTAGGCTCTGACAGGCGCTCGCCATTCCGCCGTTCGTAGTGCAGGTTTGACCACCACGACCGGATATCCTTGTAGCGAAAGACCCAGGGTTCGCCGTATTCGCCATCGGTGATCGGTAGGCGCCGCTGGGCAAGCGCCCCTTCCGTGCCGTCATAGTACCAGTCGTAGCCCTCGCCGCCCGCGATGTTGGACATCAGGTAAGCCGGGTTGTAGATCGAGCCGAAACCGGCATCGGCATGATCCTCGCCGTCACGCCAGTCCGACAGGGGCATGTAATTGTCGATGCCGACAAAATCGATGTTCGGGTCTGCCCATAGCGGATCAAGGTGGAAATAGATGTCCCCGTCCACGTGGTATCCGAAATATTCGGACCAATCCGCCGCGTAGCTGATCTTCACGTTCGGCCCAAGGATCGACCGGACATCCGCCGCCAGAGACTTGAGCGCCATCACCGCCGGAAAGACATCGCCCGCCCCCCGGATCTGCGTCAGAGACCGCATTTCCGATCCGATGCAGAAGGATTCCACGCCTCCCGCAGCGGCACAGAGATGAGCGTAGTGCAGAATGAACCGCCGGAACCCCCAGTCGTTCGGTCCGGCATAGGTGACGCTTTCGCCGCTGACGACGAAGTCACCAGGCTGCGCCGCGCCGAAGAAAGCCGCAACCTCTGCAGCAGCAGCCGCGGTGCGATCGGGCGAGCCCGGACGACCAGGAGCCGTCGAAAGCGTCACGCGTCCGCGCCATGGCAAGGCTGGTTGCGTCACCGCGCCCGTCCACGGATCGGGCAGGACATTGCCCGGAACCTGGTCCATCAGGATGAACGGGTAGAACATCACCTCCTTGCCGCTGTCCCTCAAGGCCCTGATGGCCTCGATCACCGATGCGTCCGATGGGGTTCCCCCATAGACAGAGACACCATCGACCTTCGGCACCTCCTGCGCATGGGCGCGCGTGATGCCGCCCGACCGCCACGGCATTCCGACACCGTCTCGAAGCGTCTGCTCGACTTTCGGACGGATCGTGCAGGATGAGCAGCGCAGGTCGTCCCCGAACCACGATACGACCAGCGAGACCGCCCCGACGTTCGGCAGTTCTTCGGTCAGCTGCCTCAGACTGGTCGCAAAATCCGTCAGTCCGGATGGAGAATGGACATTCGCCGTCCGATTTCGGCCAAGCCCTTCGGCATAGTGCACCGGCGTCGTTGCCAGCCCGTATTCGCCGGTTCCGGGGATAAGCGCCACACCTCTGACCACCTGATCCAGTGTCTGCGAGGACTGGACCGCCGGCCCCTGCGCGGCGCGAACGACTTCAAAACTGAACTGCGGCACCCGATTGCCATAGGACGACAACTCCAGGTCCTCGATCACAACGTACGCTACACCGCGATAGGCGGGTGCCTTTCCGCTCCCCTCGATTGCCTCCAGCAACGGGTCGGGAAGCTGGGTCTCACTCCCGGTATAAACACGCATGTTAAGGTCACGGGCCGAGATCTCGTTGCCGTCCGCCCAGATCCGGCCAACCCGTAGGATCTCCCCCTCGCAGAGCGCGATCGCCAGGCTGACAGAGTAGCTGTACTCGTTCACCTTCGGCTTTGGGGCACCCTTGCCAGTTCTGCGGCGCCGGACCGTTTCGACGAAATTGGTTGCCCAGATGACCTGCCCGGACACGCGCATCCGTCCCCAGATCTGCCCGATTGCCGCACCTTCCCCGGCGCCGGTCAGGCGCAGGCGCTCGATGCGGCCGATGTCAACCGGCTCGGAGCCTGCGCCAAGAACGCGCTGGTCGATTGCCCGACCGATCGTCGCACCGATCGCCCGGCCGATGACCGCCCCCGAAAGCCCAAGCACCGAACCGCCGAAACCGGCGCCAAGCGCCGCGCCTGCGGCAGAAAGAAGCAATGTCGCCATTCATCTGGCTCCTTCTGGAAAGCAAAACCGCGCCGCGATCCGGCGCTGCCAGGGGGCTGACAACGAACTCTCGATCACGCCGTGGCCTGTGTAAGAGTGGATGAACCGCGGATGCGCCCCAATCCGGGACTGCAAACCCAGATGCTTGGCGATACTGCCGTCCCTCATGCGGAAGACCAGAACGTCGCCGGGCGCCTGGCGGGCCAATTCCTTGGCAATCAACCACCGCGAGGCCGCTGCCAGAAGCACCTCGCAATGGGTCGGCTCTGCCCAATCCTCGGTGTAGGCGGGAACCGCCTCCGGTTCCGTTCCGTAAAGTGCCCGCCAGACACCTCGCAACAGGCCAAGGCAATCCGTCCCAACCCCTTTGACGCTGGCCTGGTGCTGATACGGTGTGCCGATCCAGGCCCGCGCCTCGGCCAGCGCACGCTCTGCCGCGGTCATGGAACACTCCCGCCCACCCGCGTCGCTCCGCTGGCGGCACGGTCCGGCACCGGATACGACGCCAGCCAGTCCTCACCCGGAATGTGCGGAAAACCCCGGAAGTTGAGGAAGTTGGCAAACTTCGTCCGACAAGTGGTCGTCGCCTTGTCGCAGCCCGCCTGGAGCCTGACCGTGTCACCGGCAACCATCGCTGCCCCAATCGACTGCCACAGATCGATCAGGCGCCTGCTTCCCTCTTGCCGATCATTCTTGACCACACCGAACAGACCAGCTGCGGCGCCGGTCAGGACTTCAAACCGACCGCCCTCGAACCAGCGATCCTCAAAACCGCTCACCCCGGTCAGGACAAATCCGCGATCCTCGTCGACAAGGTCCACCGCGGCAACGACGGAAAAGCCGGGTTGCCCCAGATCGAAGCGACAGCGCGCGTCCCCCAGAACTGCCGAACAGCCCGGGGTGTAGGCCAAGCCGTGGGGGCGGTTCAGCCGCTCGCTCAGGCCCCGCAACTCGGCCTTGAACGCGCCGCCAGACCGCGACACCTCACCCAGATACCCGCGGAACTGCTCGATATAGTCGCCCGGCGACTGCCAGTTGACCAGAAAGGCCCTCACTTCTGCCCCGTCGAACCGACCCGCCAAAAGGTCCGCTTCGGTGATCGAACTTGCACTCAGGGCACCGAAGGCCTCGGTATTGTCCACTGACAGACCTGTGGTCTGGTTCAGAACCCGCGCCGTCATCCCGGTGTCGGCGCGACAGAGGATGCCGTCGACCTCGATTTCGCGGTCGTGATCGGTGAATCCCAGCACCAGACCGTCGCGGCGCGTGATGATCCAGGCACGGCAGACCGTGGTCCCACCGCTTGCCAGATGGTCAAGAAGCGCTTCTCGCGTCATAGCCTGATCTCCACCACCGGAACGGTCGGCACGTCGCCCGCCTGGAACGACGCGACCGAAGTCTGGATCGCGTCGGCGTCAAATCGCACCGGAACGTCGAACTCGAAACCGGCGGTGACCCGGGTCCCCAGGTCAGGGGGCAGCACGAATGCCACTTCCCCAGTCGCCACATCGACCGAGAACTCAAGGCTTTCGATCTTCTGGTCCCCGGCCACGGCGACAAGGACCGTGCCCGCGACCGGTTTCCGGATCGGCCGTGAATAGCTTTGCAGGCCCGAAACATAGGTCTTCTGCAACTGGAAGACGGTCGTGACGCCGTCACCGATCCCGATCAGCTGATCCTCTGGCGTGGGCGTCGCAAGAGGCAGGCATGACTTGTAGTCGGACCAGTCCTTCCAGCGAAATCCGTGCATCTGCCCGGCCCGCGCCTCGAAGAAAGCGATCAGCGTCTCGATATCGTTCAATGACCGCAGCCCCACACCCGCATCATACCGGCGGCGCGAGTGCTGCCAGGGCGTGTTCCTCTCCTCGAAACCGTTGGCAAGGGTGACGATCTCGGTCCGGCGCTCGGGCCCGCCGACCGAGCCAAAGCTCAAGTTTGCGGGAAAACGTACTTCATGAAAGGCCATGTCTCGTCCTCACCTGTTCCGCTGACCGCGCGACAGCGCGCGACTGACCTGGGCAGCCACCTGGGATTGACTGCGCTGGAAGCCCTGGACGTCCGGGGTGGTGATGTTCATCACCACGTTCACCGCCCGGCCTCCCGCCGTCTGAACGCCCAGCCGGCCGTCCGGCCCGCGTGCCAGCGGCATGATCGCCTCGGGGCCCGCCTCGCCCATCAGACCCATCCCCCCCCGCATGGGAAAGGTTGTGGGAGAGCCCACGATCCCGCCTTTGGCAAAGGGCATCACCTTGCCCTGACTGAACGTGCCACCCTTGGCAAAGGGCATGCCCCCGCCCATCAGCCCGGCCACGCCCTGCGCCAGAAAACCGCCAAGCGCGTTGGTCACCGGCTTCAGCGCGATGGAATAGACCGTGTCGACGATGGTGTTGGCCACGGTCTTCAGGGCGTCGTTCAGCTTCATCCCGTCGAAGACCAGCCCGTCGAAGGCCTTTCGCAGGCCCCCGCTGATCCCGTTCGACAACGTGTTCACTTCGCGGCCGGTGAAGACCATCGTCTCCTTCATCCGGGCCAGTTCGCCGTCGAAGGCCGCCACCATCGACACCGAAGACCCCAACTGCGCTTCAAGCGCCCGTAGCTGCTCCTGCATCGTTCCGATATCCGCCATCGCCCTGTTCCTTCCTCACATCCGGGAACGCTGCCGCCAGCTCGGCCAACCGCGCGCGTGTCAGGGGCGGGACCAGACCTTCCCGCCCCAGCATGATCTTCAGTTCGACCGGCGTGAGCCGCCAGAAAACCGCAGGCTCCAGCCTCAACCCATGCAGGCCCGCCTGCATGAGGCCGCGCCAGTCGATCCCGCTCATGGCTCGCCGGGCAGCGAGAAGGCCCGGGCCAGCAGTTCGGCTGCCGCCCGCGCCGCCTCGACCGGCCCGCCGCCGATCTCGACGCGCAACAGGTCCGCCGCCGTGCCCTGCCAGCCACCGCCTCGAAGCCCCGCGACGATCAGCGCCAGCACGTCCCGCGTCGAAAACCGTCGCTCCTCGAACCGCTGCACCAGGTCCAGAAGCGACCCCGTCTCCAGCGCCTCTTCCAGCTCGGCCAGCGCGCCCAGCGTCAGCTTCGCCACATGACGCTGTCCATCCAGGACGATGGCGACCTCACCTGCCCAGGGGTTCGCCATGTCAAAGCGCCGTGAAGGTCAGCGCCCCGGCCGAGGCCATTGCCATCTCGTAGCTGGCCTCGTCGTTGTGGCTGCCCGAATATTCGATCGAGGTGATCTGGAACGGGCCCTCGATCACTCCGAAACTCGGGATCACCACCTGGAAGTCCGGGATCTCGCCGTTGAAGAACACCTGCCGCGCGCGTTCGTCGGTCGCCTCGTCGCGGAACACGCCCGACCCCGAGATCGCGGCGGACTTGACTCCCGCCCCGGCCAGAAGCTCACGCCAGCCGCCCTGGCTTTCCAGACTGGTGACGTCCACCGATTCCGTGTTGAAGCTGATCCGCGTTGCCCGCAGGCCCGCGATGGTGACGAACTGGCCGTCCCCCGTCTGGTCGATCTTGATCAGCAGATCCTTGCCGCTTTGCACAGCCATCTTCGCTCTCCGTCATGATGGGATAGGTGGCGCCTGGCGCCCCCCTCTCCCGCAGGGGGAGAGAGGATGGGGATAATGGGCGCTACAACTGAACCCGCGCCCGGAACGTCAGGTCGATGCGTCGGGTTTCGCCCTCTTCGATCCGACGGGCGATGGCCCGCAGGAAGAACATGCTGACCAGGGCGCCCCGGCTCAGGGTCAACGGCGCTCCGGTCAGCGCGTCCGAAATTTCGGCAGCGATGGTCTTGATCGACAGAAAACCCGTGGCATCGGTGATGACACTGATGACCATCTGATGCTCGGCGCCCGCGCCCGACTTGTCGGACTGGTCGCGCGCCTCTTCCGGCCCCAGCAGGACGAAGGTCCCGGTCACGTTGGGCGGCACCGCATCGTAGATCGCCACGCCCGTCAGGGCAGGCCAGGTCGACAGCCGCTGGAACACCGCCGTTTGCAGGGCGGGCGCTGCACCATAGCTCATTTCGGCACCTCCTCGCGGGCGAAACAGGTCAGGAAACGGCCAAACTGGTCGCGCTCGGTGACCGCCTGGATCAGGAACAGCCGCGTCCCCTCACGGAACCGCTGCCCCGCCGCCGGGCGCGACCCCGACCCGACCGGAGCCCCGCGGACCGTGATCCGGTAGGGGACGGCCGACAGAAGCCGCTCTTCGCCCAGGGTGTCGCCGCCCGACCCCGGCAGGACCTCGGCCCAAAGCGTGCCCAGCGGCGTCCAGGACAGCGTGAAGCCGCCCGCACCGTCCGGGGTCCGGACAACCCCCTCCAGCACCAGCGCCCGGTTCAGATGGGGGGCGTTCATTTCTTGCCCCCGCCCAGGATGCGGACCGTCCGCCAGCGCTCGATCAGGGTGAGGACGCCGAAAGGCAGCCCGGCAGCCTGCGCGCCGTCGTCATGCCGGTGCTCATAGTATTCGCCCGCCAGCAGCAGCACCGCCTGCCGCAGGTCCACCGGAACATCCGTCCAGGCCGCACCGAACCCGGCGTCGAAAACGATTTTCACCAGACCTTCGCTCGGGATCGTCGGCAGTCCCCTGCCCTTTCCCGCAAGCCGCGGGCGATGCAGGTCGGGGACAAGCCGATACGCCGAGGCAGGCACCACGACCTCACCGCCCGCCGCGTCGACCAGCGTGACGCTCACGATCCCCGACACCGGCGACACCGGCAGCGCCTGCTCGTCGTCGCGCCAGCAGTCCAGCACCCACAGAAACCGGCGCTGGATCAGCATCTTGCCGATCCGCCCCTCGATCGCCGCCATCGCGGCGCGAAGATAGGTCTCTATCAGCCCGTCCTGCAGACCGTCATCGGCAAAGCCGGACCCCATCCGCAGATGGTCCTTCATCTCCTCCACCGGCAGCGCGCCCGAAGGCACCGGGGTCTCTTCCGTCAACATCATGGGTCACTCTCCGCCAGCGGCCGGCTCATTGGGGCATGGGGGTTGGCCCGGCCCCGCCGGGGGGACCGGGCCGGGGTCATCACGACACCGCGACTTTCAACAGCTTGATCGCCGCATAGTCGGTGATGTCGCCGCCCACGCGCTTGTTGGCGTAGAACAGGACGTTCGGCTTGGCCGAGAACGGGTCGCGCAGGATGCGCAGGTCCGGGCGCTCGGCGATGGTGTAGCCCGCGCGGAAGTCGCCGAAGGCGATCGGATAGGCGTTCGCCGCCACATCCGGCATATCCTCGCTGACCAGCACCGGATAGCCCATCAGCCGCGAGGGCTCGCCCGCCGCCAGGCCATCCGACCACAGGAAGCGGCCGTCCGCGTCCTTCATCTTGCGCACCGCGCCCACGGTCTTCGAGTTCATCAGGAAGGTGCCGTTCGCCCGGTAGTCCGCGCCCAGCGCATAGACCAGGTTGACGATGCAATCGGCCGGATCGGTCGCGGCAAAGTCCGAGGCCGCGCCCGTCGGCACATAGCCGATGTTGCCCCAGGTCCAGCTCGCCTCCGCCACCTTGGTCGGCAAGAGGATGCCGCGCGGCTTGTCCACGCCATCGCCGTTGATGAAGGCCGCAGCCTCGGCGCGGATGAAGCGGGTGGCGATCTTCTCGGCCAGCCAGCCCTCGACGTCGAAGGCGCTGTCGTCCAGCAGACGCTGGCTCGCCTTGGGCATCGCCGCCAGCTCGTGCAGCTTGATCGAGATGCGCTCGATGATCGGGGTCGCGGTCTCGGTGGTGGCCGCCGTCTCGGTGGCCCAGCCCGAGCCGACTTCCGACCGGTCCACGATCACGTCGAAGCTGGTCGCCTCGACCTGCACCACATTCGCCACCGACCGCAGGCTGGAGGTGGACAGAAGCAGCGACTGGATGCGGTCGGCCGTCTGCGGATCGACCAGATAGCCACCATCGGCGGCCACGGCGGTGGACATCGCCTTGCCTTCCAGGGTCAGGCCGCGCAGGCCGTCATCGTCGCCCGTGCGCAGATAGGCGTTGAACGCCTTCTGATGCGGGGCCTCCGTTTCCGCGCGGGCCGAAAGTGCGGGGCGGCCATAGGCCATCGTCTTTGCGTTCAGCATGGTCAGTCGCTCTTCCTGATGTTTCAGCGTGGATTTCACTTCGTCCTGAAAGCGTTTGAATTCGTTCAGGAACCCGGTCATGGCCGCCTTCGCCTCGGCGGCCGGAGACGGGTTGGTCAGAGTCTGGGCACGGGGCAAACCTTCCCCAGCCCGAGCCTTCGTCTCGGTCATCTCTTCATCCTTCTTCTGTCAGTTGGGACGCCGCGCTATCGCCCGGCCAGACTGCGGCGCGCGTCCTCGAAGACCGCCGCCATGTCGCGCCAGTCGTCGTCCAGGGCATCCGCCTTGGCCGCGACCCGCGCCTCGGGAAGCATCGGGAAGGTCACCAGCGACACTTCCCAAAGCTCCAGCTCCGACAACAGGCGTTTGCCCTTGCCGTCGCGTTCCGCCTTGACCGTGCGATAGCCGATGGAGAGCCCGTCGATCGCCCCGGCCTGAACCAGCGCGGCCACTTCGCGGCCTCGCTCCACCTCGGTCAGGATGCGCCCCTTGACCCAGAGGCCGGTGGCATCCTCGCGCACCTCGTCCCAGACGCCGATGGGCTGGCCGGGATCGTGCTGCCACAGCATCTTGACCCGCCCGCCCCGCGCAGCCAGCCGCTTCAGGCTCGCCGCATAGGCGCCCTTCTGCACGATGTCGCCGCCCTGGTCGGTCTTGCCGAAAAGGGACGCATAGCCCTCCACCACATGGCCCTCCGTCACCACCAGGCCCGCGTCACTCTGCTGGAACTTCCGCTCCGGCGCTCCGTATTCGCTCATCGCCTCACCTCATCGCTGCCCTGATGACCGTCTCGGCCATCTGCGCCAACAGGAACGCCGCCACACCGTAGACGCCGACCCAGATCCGTTTTTCCAACCGCTCCAGCGTGGCCTCGATCAGCCCCAGCCGATACTCCAGCGCCGCCCAGCGTTCGTTCGCCACGCGCTCGTTCGCCTCGATCCGCGCCGCGGCCGCATCGAAACTGTCGTAGACAAAGCGCGAGCCGCCCTCGCTCCGTCGCGCGGTCATTCCGCCTCCGTCAGCTTCGGCAGACCCAGCAGCATCCGCTTTTCCGCTACCGTCAGAAAATCGGCCGCCGCCACCCGCGCCCATTGCTGGTCCCGCTCCGAGGCCAGCGCGGGCACCTGATCCAGATCGGGTTTCAGGTCCACTTCCTCGCCGGCGAACCGCGACAGCCAATGCGCGAGGTCCGCCAGGACCTTGGTCGCCAGCGGCAACACGGTCAGCCGGAAGAAGGCGCGGTTGGCCTCCTGATAGTTGGCATAGGTCGCGTCGCCCGGGATGCCCAGAAGCATCGGCGGCACGCCGAAGGCAATCGCGATCTCCCGCGCGGCGGCTTCCTTCGTCTTCTGGAACTCCATGTCGCTGGGGCTGAACCCCATCGGCTTCCAGTCCAGCCCCCCCTCCAGCAGCATCGGACGGCCAGCGTTGCGGGCCCCCTGATGATGCGCCTCCATCTCGGCCACCAGCCGCTCGTACTGGTCCGACGACAGGCTCGCCGCCCCGTCCGTCCCCTTGTAGACGATCGCGCCCGAAGGCCGCGCGGCGTTGTCCAGCAACGCCTTCGACCAGCTCGACGCGCTGTTGTGCACATCAACCGCCACCGCTGCCGCCTGCATCGGCGAGAACCCGTAATGGTCGTCCTGCGGATGGAAGGTCTTCAGATGGCAGATCGGGCTCATCTCCCCCGTCACGTCATAGCGATGCGTCCGTCCGCTGACCGTGTAGTCATAGGCCACCGGCCAGCCATCCGCTCCGGGGACCAGGTTCATCCGGTCCGACCGCAGCACATGCAGCTCGCCCGGCACCGCGCCGATGCCCGGCACCGCCTCGACATAGGCGTTCCCGGACAGCAGCAGATAGCCATAGACCGCCTCCAGAAACTCCGCCCGCCCCTGCGCGCCGTTGGGACGCGAGATCAGGTCCATCACCGGATGCGTCTCGAACCTTTGCTCATGCGTCTGGCACACCAGAGGCAGCGCCGCCGCCGCCTCGGCGATCAGCCGCACCACTCGGAACCCCACCGGATTGCCCTGAAACCCCGTCCGCGTCAGGCTGACCGTGTCCCGAGGGCTCCAGGCCACGCGACCCGCGCTTCCCCAGGCGATCACCCGACCCACCGCCGAAGCCTTGCGTTCCGGAACCGCCTGAACCGGCGCCTTCCGCAGAAAATCGAAGACCATCCTCGCACTCCTTCATGCCGCGGGCCGTGCCCGACTGACCCGGGCCGCCTGATGCGCCCGGCCATATGACCTGCCAAATCCCTAAATCCGCTAAAGCGACCGAACGCTGGGTCGGCCGCCGTGCAACGGCATCAGCATCAGGTCCGTCAGCGCCCAGACCAGCGCGTCCAGCCGGTCCGGCGACCCCGCCCCCTGCCAGCCCGTCGCCGTCATCCTGCCCATCTGCTCTTCCAGCGCGCCCAGGCCCCGGACATGGCGAACCCGGCCCTGCTCGTACAAGGCCGCCACCGGCTCGGCGCGCAGCCATTTCGCCCGCGTCGCATGGACCGCCCGGAACGGCACCAGCGGGTCGATCATCCGCACCAGCCGCTCCACCAGATCGCCGCCCTGGTTCACCTCGGCCACCAGCCGGTCCGCCCCGTGCCGCTCCATCGCCGCCAGCGCCGCCCGCGCCCAGCCCTCCGGCGTCGCCCCCTTGACCGAGGCATCCTCCAGCACCACCGCGCGCCAGTCCTTCGGCTCGCCCCGCGTATCGGCGCCGACCACGATGATCCCGCACTCGTCGCTCGACTTCATCGACGTGACCGGAGGGTCCACCGCCACCACAACCCGGTTGAACACCGGCACCTCGTCCACCCGCGCCGCCTCCAGCATCTGGTGCGTCCACAGCGCCCCGTCCGCCTCTTCGATCAGCACGCCCTCCAGCTCCTGTCGGCCGAACTTCGTCCCGCCATAGCGCGCCTGCACCTCCGCCAGGAAACTTTCCGCCAGATAGGCCCGGTTCGCCTCGGTCGGCGCATGGGTGATGACTGTCGAGGGGTTCTTCAGGATCGCCTTCAGCACCGCCACATTGCGCGGCGTCGTCGTCACCACCTGCTGCGGGTTCCGCCCCAGCCGCAGCGCGAACTGCAACTGGTCCCAGGCTTCCGACCCCTTTTTCCACTTGCCCAGCTCGTCCGCCCAGGCCGCATCGAACTGCGGCCCCCGCAGCGCCTCGGGCTCATGGGCCGAGAACACCTGAGCCACCGCCCCATTCGGCCACAGAAGCTGGTTCTTCGATGCCAGCCACTCCGGCTTGCGGTCGGGCGGAGAGCAAGCGACGATCCCGCTTTCCCCCAACACCATCACGTCGCGCGCCTGGTCGATCGTCTCGCCCACCAGCGCCACCCGCTTGCACTTGCCCGGGTCGCCCGGCCCCGCACCCTCGACCTGCGCGCGCACCCATTCCGACCCGGCCCGCGTCTTGCCCGCGCCCCGCCCGCCCATGATGACCCAGGTCTTCCAGGCCCCCCGTGGCGGCAACTGATGCGGCAGCGCCCAGAACTCGAACACCCAGGGCAGCGCCAGAAGCGCGTTCCGGCTCAGGCCGCCCAGAAACTCATCCACCTCCTCCGGCGTTGCGGAGGCAAGCCAGGCGGCGCCCGATTTCAGCTCGGGCACTGTCAAGGTCGAGTGCCCCCCCGGCTCCGACGTGGCCGGCAATCTGCTTGCGGAGTTTGTCAACTTTGCCCCTTTCCTCCAGCACCTGGACGGCGGTCGCGCGAAGATCGCGGATCGCTGTCTGCGCTGCCCTGACTTCTGCGAATTCCCCGGCCCGGAGGGCTTCGATGGTGCGCTCCAGCTCCATCACCGCAAGGCCGTAAAACTTTTCCGTGGCCGCCAGCACCTCTTCAGGCGTGGGGCCTTCCCCCGAAAACCTCACTGTCAT